GGGTGCTTCTTTATCATTGCGAGGGCGACTAGGTTCTGCTTAGACGGACCGTATCTGGGTTTCTCCCTTGAACCCCACGACACGACAACCGGCAAACCGACGCCGCCATATTGGACAGGAATATGCCAAGGGAGCTGGACGCGATGCAAAGCGTCCCAGTGGTTCCCTATGAACTCCTTCATCACTATACCGCGTGAGAGAGGTGGACACCATGAGATTAACTCTCTGGCGCGTGCACCCATACCTTGATAGGTATCGTAAATGTCGCCTGTCGAGGCGATCTCTCCGCTCCTCTTCAAACCAAATAAGAGGCCCATGTTCACAAAAGGAACTGGGGTGAAGTGGCAAGTTCGGCCTACGTGCTCTAGATCGGTCAGTCGCTGACCAACACGATCATACAGAAAATTGCGTGAATTGATTTGCGCAAATATCTGGGACGCGTAGTATTTCCCCACAGAAGGAATCAGTCCTCCAAACTCTGTGATCTTCTCCCAATTGTCCACCCCTCTTCTCAGAAGGGTTTTCATAAGGACATCGTCCCCGTTTATTAGTAACGGTGCGTTTCGTAAAGAAATGTGTCTTCCGTAGGTCTGTTCAAGTGACCAACGGCACATCGCAGCATTAGCGACGCAAAGGACTGGGAATGATACAACAGAGCCCATCAACTGACCATGTACCTGAGGTTTCAGTTGACGGGTCTTCTCGTCTAAGAAGACATGCTGCGTGAGCGTTCTCTTGAACAGTAGCTTCTCATCTTCAGTGAGGCCGATTTCGATCGAAATCTGATCGGCGATGATCTCACTTACTTGAGGGTTCAAGTTGTTCGTGGCTCCCGTGTAATCTCCTGACAGGAATACCTCGTCCTTGCGGAGTCCAGTTGTGCTGACGCGCATCGCGTCCTGGACGATCCATTTGGATATAGGTATCCCTATCAGTCGAAACACAGGGTGACTAGCCAGTGTTTTCCAAAGGTGCTTCTGGAGTGGTTTCTGAACGAAACCCGTCAGAGCAGGGCCCTTGGTAATCACACGAACTTTTAACGCTTCAGCAAGACCTACCGGTTTGACGTAAGGTACCTCGACCATCGCTTGTTGCATTCCAGCGCGATAGAGTCCTTGATAAACGTCACGTAACCATCTGGTGTGTGCGAGGTAGCGCTTCTTCGGGGAAACTAATTTTTGTCCTCGAATAGAAGCCACGTGCTTACGCTGGTCACTAAGACTAGCTGGCACCCAAGGAGACAACTTTGGTCTCTTGGCATCGTCCATCCACAACCAGTCGTCCAACTCAACGGGACGAGGTCTTGTGAAAGATTCACGCATTGGCAGATCTGTGCGAACTTCTGCCAATTGAACGCCTCCCGACTTTAGTATCGACTTCACATCATCAAGAAGTCCGATTGACTCTGCTAGCTCACGCACAGATGTCACACCGCCACCCTCACGTTGTGAGTGTTGGAAGGTAGCTGAAGTGGTCGGGAATTTGGGTTCATAACGCATGTCGTCTGTGAAAGTCTTACCCCGGAATAGCTCGGTGACAGTTCTCCTGAGCTCGATTTCCATCGACAAGTCGTTCACTAAGCGTGATGAACGAACGCCTGTCGACCCATCTAAGTCCTCGATGGGAAGCTCCGTCAACCACCGCGGTGGGACAGGAGCATGTGGAGTCGTAAGCTCGGAGACAGTTTTGGCAACTGATGCAGTAATCTGTTTTGCATCAGG